CACCTTCATCGGCTGGTTTTGGAACACCTGGTTCTTGTTTTTTTGTTCCTAATTTTTTGCGGTCATTTTCGGCCTTTTCTTCTTCTTCTCTTTGTTTACGGAAAAAAGAAGATACACCAGTTGCTGGTTTACCACCTTTAACTTTAACTAATTCTTTAACATTCAATTGCATAGTATTCATGTCTCTTGCCATATCTGGCAGAACCATGGAACTTTTTGCAATACTTTCTAATAAAGAACTTTCTATTCCTACACCACCTGCGCCTTCTCCACCACCTACAGGCGTTGGAGACAATGCATTAGCTTCTAATTTTTTACCTTTTAATTTTCCACGAACAAATGCAGAAAGAACATTATCACCACCAAAAGCACCTTGAACTAATTTTTGTTTTATACTTTTTGCACTAAATGCTTTCTTTATTCCTGCTTTTGCATCAGAATAACCACCCTTTAAAGATTCTCCAATACCTTGACCATCTTCTAATCGGCTTTTGAGACTCCCAGCAAAATCATCTCCATGACTTTCTTTCAGTCTCTTTTTTAAATCGGTTCCGTCTTTATACCCTAGCTCTTTAGCAAGTAGGTCAAGAATTGGTTGTTGTTTTGCCATTATCTTCTACTTTGTTTTTGTAATGCAATTCGTTCTTTTTCTTCTTCAAGGTATTTAATTAAAAGTCCAACATAAATGCTTCTCTCCCAAGGTAACATGTTTTCAAGCTCAGTCAAACTATATTTGTGATGTTGCATCAAAGCAAAGTTTGTCTGATAATAGTTACCTAATGTATCATAACGAAATATTAGGCGAAAAAATTTTGCATGCCCTTAATTGTAATTTCTTCTTCGTAATTACATTTTGGACATTTAAATTTAACGTCTTTCTTAATCTCAGGCATTTTCTCAAAAAAGTCTTTGAATTTCTCCAAATCTTTTTGTTGCATAGAATCAATGAATTCTTCTAATTCTTCTCTGGTAGAATCTTTTGCATAGTATAGTTGTTCTTTATCAAAAATATAATCAATGCAATCAACAAGAACACGGGATAGGACTTCGTTCTCATCCATTTCTTCGTATTTCTTAACCATTTCAAATGTTGGGTATTTTAAACAAACACCTAAATTTTCAGTTAGTTTAACTTGATTAGTATGTTCTGGATATTTTGTTGGTTCAATTTCTAACAAATTAAATTTGAAACCTACAGTTCCGTTACAACGAACATCTTCATCTTTATCATTTTTTACGGTGTTGTTACACTTATATTGTAAATCAACAACCTCTTCTACTGACCTTGCTCTCATATGCATAAAGAGGTATTCAAGGTCAAATGTTGGTAAACCATCAATGTCAATTTCATCTAAGACACAATTTTTTAAAACTTGTCTGATAACATTAATGGTTTCTTTTGAGTCTTCCGATTCTGCCGCCATGAGAAAGAGTTTTTGTTCTTTCACAAGGAATGGGCGAAATCGAATTATTTTTTCATTTGAAATTAATTTCAATTCATAGATTGGTACATCTAGTTTAGGTAACATAATATCCTCGCTTGTTAATAATTAAAAGGCTCGTCCAAAAGGTAAAAGTCTTGAGCCTGCGGCACCAAACAAACTGGCAGCTGCAGCACCCAAGTCATAATTTCCTTCATAAATGGTACGATATTTTTGATATGCAAATGAAACGACTAAACGGTGAAACCCGTCATCACTCCAACTTAATGATTGCGGTGCAACTCCAATTGGAAATGCATCAATCAATTCAACTGCATATATCTGTTTAATAAAATCATCATATTGAATAATTTTAATGTTGGTTAAATACCTCGATTTATTTCCTTTTGGGAATCTAAGGTTGTTTGTATCTGAAGGATGAATTGCTTCCATCCAACGGTCAAATAGTTTTCTTTCATAAAAATCATTGGTACATAAAAATGTCAATGATGTATCACCATACTGTGTTTGGTATGGAACTTTAAAAGTTGGTCCATAAATTTTAACATCGGCAGTAGCAAATGTTTTACCTGGTAACTCTGCTGATTCGCATTGTAGTGCCAAGTTTCTGGACATAGATGAATTTGATGTTTTCGAATATTCATCTTGTGCGCCTTGGCGACCAAAGGCTGAATTGATTGCATCAGATACATCACTAAAAACTGAATTAGGAAAATTTAAAATCTTTTCAAAAATTGAATTGCCAACAAACGAATTGATATAAGGTGGAATAGGAAGTACCACCTCGTATCTACAAGTTTTGGCCAGTCCATCTTTGGACCTAATATTAGCAAGAAATAAGTTTGGTGAAAATGCCATTAGAATTTTTTCCGTGAGTCTGCGTAAACTTTACTTGTTGTTGCACCAACAAAACTTTCAACTGGTAACATTGCTGCGATATCCCATTCGTCCGCAGATACCTCTAAAAAACGGGATTCAATTTGAGTAAATAAATACCTTTTGATGCATGGTGTTGCTTCAAATATTTTAGAAGCTGCGGCCAAATAACGATAGTTAATTTTTAGTTTTGTTTTCTCATCATAAGTATCATTATTAGATGTGTCACTTAATTTATCTAATAGGATCATCCGATGTTTAGGATGAATGTAGTGTAGATTTAATCCTAAGAATCCATCGTTATATCGTTCAATAGGAATCACTAAAGGAAACCTATCATAGTAAGGCATTGTATCTTTTGTTTTTGGATCGTAGAAATAGAAATACATTCTTCCAATCATGGATGTATTTTTAAGTCTATTTCTGTCATTCATCAATGCAGATGAGGTTGGTTTCAAGTCTTTTACTTTTGCTCGTAACCATTCTCTAGAAGCATTAGTTCTAGGAGTCAAACCTTCTTTTGCAAGTGATGTTTTAATTCTATCAAGTAATTTTGCCATCTTCTATTTATCTCATATACCTAAGTCTTTTTCGGTTAACACTTTAAATTGCCAACCGTGTTCTTTACAGAATAAATCGGCAGCTCTCCACTTTTCCTGATTAACGGCATATGTTGCCGACTCTTGGATGAACCGTGCCGTTTTGCGTCTCCGAACTGGTTGTTTTGTCTGCGACTCTGGCTTCACCTCCAGCACCATTGTCGTCTCCTGACCATCTTTCCGTTTGATCCTAACGATGAAGTCTGGAAAGTAACGATGCACTTTTTGGTCGATAGGAGACTTATAAGGTATCGGCAACTCTTCCGATGCCCACCAAATAACTTTTGGGTTGTCGTCCAACCACTTCATTACCCTAAATTCCCATGAAGAACGGTAAACAATATTATCTGCTTTTCCATTATACTTTTTTGGGTTTTTAGGATTGAAAATTCCTTTTTTATAAGACATAAATACTATCTATAACTTCTACTAGGACAATTATGGCTCTTTTTGGTCTCTCAGACATAACATTTGATAAAGGAAGCACCCAACGAAAAGGTCCCTTATCTGCTTTAGTTGGTAATCAATATTCAACAACAACTTTGAAGTATCCGTTGGATATTGGAAATGCAGATAAAGCACACTACATGGTGTTCTATATTAAAGCACAAAAAGCAACACAATTTAAATATACTGCCGCTAAAGATTTCACATCAGAAGATTACGGTAGTTCAGGATTTACTAAAAATCCAATAAGTGGTTTACTAGGTGGCGGTGGAGAATCATTAGGTCAACAACTACTATCTAAAATTAATAGTGGTTTAGGACAAATCAATGCACAAACAAATGGTGCATTGAAAGGTATCACAGGAGTTCTAGGTAAAGCAGCCGGTGGTCTTGCTGAAAGTGTTGATAACGTATTTGGTAAAGCAGGCATTTCAATTGGCGGTAATTCAGCTGCAACAAGTTCTCACATAGACACTTCAATTAAAGCAATTACAAATAAGAGTTTTTTAAAGACTACGGAATTGACAACAGATGCAATTGCGATGTATATGCCAGATACACTCAATTATTCATATACACAATCGTATAGTGATTTGCAATTAGGTAACGAATTAGGTGGTAGAGCATTGGCGGCCGGTGCTTCTGTTAAAGATGCTTTTTCTGGTGGTCAAGGTTTTGCAGATACCGCAAAAGCAGTTCTTAAAGCAGGCGGAAAAACTGCTGGACTTGAACTAACATCTGCTGCTGCAGGTGCAATTGGTGGTCTTGTTGGTTCTCAAACTGCACAATTAGGATTCCAAGCCGCAACCGGTACAGTTAGAAATCCTATGTTAGAGATGGT